TTCAGGCGCTCTTGAAACACGATAAACAACTAATGAGTCTTCCATATAACGAAGCTGATTAACAAGCTTCATTGCTTTGTGTAAATGGCTAATTACTCTCTGCCGTGTTGAATCGTATAAACCTGAATTGACTTGAATAATAGCGTCTTTAGCAAATTTTATGCCATTTGTTTGTTCAACATTATTCATAGTAGGTGAATAAACATAATATTCATCTACTACATTTTCGTATTCGATCTTTGTCTTTGGATCAGTCACTTTTTGCACTTCCTTCACTTTACTAATGTGAGTAGGATCGACTGATCTCAATTCGGCAATTCCCTTTTGAGGATTTTTTGGATCAATTATGATATTAAAATATAATTTGCCATCAATATACCAATTACGAAAATATTCTTCTGCTTTATGATTAAATCTATAGAGCTGAAGTATTTTATTAAATTCATTAATGATTTGTTTTTTAACATTGTCCGGTTGCTTTAAATCACTTAAAAGAATATCAACCGGCGATGAATTTTCGCTTGCCGCGATAGCACCATCAACTATGTCTGATATAGCAGCATCACACTCAGGTTGCTGAGCCGATTCTCTATATTTCATGATTAATTCGTGATCTGAAACTGTATCAGTACCTGATAAGTCTACGTACTGACCATAGTAACCACCACCAACGGTAACAGTTGCACCGCCATCATCATTTAATTTAGGAATAGGAGAAACAAGTTTCGGTTCCTCTTTTCCTATTTTTTTACTAATTTCGTATCCGAATAATTCCATATAAAATATTTATAACATGCTTAGCGAAGGGATTGGACCTCCGCTAAGCATGTAACCTTTTTGAATTAATTAAAACTAAGAAGTTGTATCTGATTCCCAATATTGGAAAGCAAATTCAACGCTAAACTCCTCAATTGCATCGTTTGAGTCGTAACTCAAATCAATTGCCGCAACATTGACTGGGTAAGCGCCACGAACCGTATAAGATTTCGTGCTATTGCCAGCTTTGTCAAGTTGTTCAATTGTCATATCAGCTTGATAGTCTGTAGGATTGGATAAGCCCGTGTTATTCACGTGCTCATTAATTCCATTCATCCAACGTTCCATAGCGTTACGAACTTCCATACCAGTATCATTTAAAACTGTAATTGTCCAGTTTTCGAATGTACGGTCACCAGCAATTTTTAACTGACGTCCACGGAATGGAACGTCCAATTGCGCGATCGTACTTCCTGGTAACTGAGCACCCTTACACATAAAGGATGTTAGTTCAACATCACCTTGTGCATAACCGGGATATGTTACAGTTGCTTTGAAAAGGTTGGGACGTGCGCCCCCACCGATTAGTTTTGATTTAAAATCATCTACTCCTAAAGTTGCCATATTAGTTTGTCCTTTCTATAAGTTATTTATATTATTTACCAACAATTTCTGAGAACTCAACACCGGTACGAGTAGCGATGAAGTTAAGAGTAATAAAATTAATTGAACGAGCAGGCTTGATATAAATATCAGCCACAAAACGATTAGCATCAATAACACCACTAGTATTATTTGTTTCGTCACAAACAACTAGGAAGTCAGTGATACCGCGACGGCCTTTAACATCGCGAAGGAATGGTTCTACCATATTTCTGAACATTGCACGAGTAAATTCATCATTCAATTCGAATAATTGGAATTTAGCGGCTGTTGCAATTGCTTTTTCAAGAACAATAAACAAGCGGCGTACGTTAATACGATCGAATGCAGAAGGTTTACTTTGAAGAGTTTTATCTCCAAAAAGTACAGTACCTTGTCCTGGGAAAGAGACGATAGGATTAATACGTGCTTTATAAAGCTCGTCTCTATCTGCCTTTTTAGGATTATACGCCAATTTAGTAGCACCAAGGATTTGTCCACGATTATAACCTGCAGGTGAGAACCAAGGTTCTGCTACACTATCGGTATTAGCACAAAGACCTGCAATGAATCCAGAAGCTGGAATAAAGAGATAACGATCGTTATATTTATCGTAAACTTTAATTGCACCAGAGTCAGCGACTGCATAGGAGCTTGATGGTAAACCATCAACAAAGGCTTTAACGTCAGTTAATGGATTTGTTCCTGTACTATCAGCGATTGGAGGAGATACTAATGCTACACAGTCTTTACGACCATCAGCAATTGTAATAAGTGCTTCAGCAACAACCTCTGAGCCATTGTCATCTGGATGTGCGAATAAAAGATTAACATCTTCAGTTTCTGCATCAACAAATTCTTGAAGAGCTGTTTCAATATCACCTTCTGTTACTGTTGTCGATGCATCAACACCATCTTGTAATGCTACTACAACATCAACAACATGTTGTGTGGCACTGGTTGAAACGGTGTATAAGCCATCAATTACATCCAAATCAGCTGGATTAGCAATAGTTGTTTTTGCTGCAATTGCAGCAATACCACTCAAATCGCCAGCATAAACATACTCAGAATTATCAAGTAGTACGCTATAGATATAGTTAGATGTGCCATCGTCTTTAGTTGCACCAACAGTTGTTGAAACATATTCGTATGTTTCTAAAATTGTACCAGCAGTACCAGTAATTCCACCATCGCTATCAGATATAACAATGTGAACTTCATCAGATGCTAAATCAGCGCCTCCTTGAATTGAACCTGCAAAAGCAGACACGATTGGAAGTGCATTTTCTCCTGAATTAAATCCACCATCAGTTCCTTCAATTTGGAATGTGTTACCATTAAAAATAGGAGCATTAATAATATTAACTTGAATACTATTGCCTAATGTTCCTGGATAACGAGCAACAAACTTACCTGCTGCATTTAATTCAGTGCCATCAGGTGCTAATGCTTCATAATCTTCTTGTGTATTAATTGCGATAACGGCTGATGTTGCATTTGCAGTTTCTTGAGCGTTTTTCAAAGTTGAATCGCCGACGCGAACAACCTTTAACGCATTACCGTACTTTAAAAAAGAAGCGGCTTGATAGTATGAGATACCTGTTAAATCGGTACCTGGTTTACCAAACACTTCTGCTAGTTCTTTTTCAGAGCCAATTAGCTTAATTTCGCCAACTGGACCTGTGTTGAAATACCCAGCGAAACCACCAATTGAGGTAGATACAGCGGGTATAACATTTGTTAAGTCGATTTCTTTAACCTCGACTCCGGGTGATACCTGGAATGCCATGTTTAAGTCCTTTCAAATATTGTTTTAATTAATAAGTTAAGCATAATAAGATTGTTTTCAATAGTTCTATTTATAAATAAACGTATTTACAGATTTTTCCATTCTTTTACACTGTTAGCTAAATTATCATAAGGAGTAGTACCGTATGAAACGCCGTCGTCTATTTCGCCAAATGGTGGTACATCTTCTTCAATTTGTTTCATCTTTTCAGAAAATAACATTTGTTTTAAATCAATTGTAGAAATATTGCCAAATGCTTCTGAGGATACAAACCAAGCAAACATAACTAAATTCATTACTAAGTCATCATGATTACCCTGAGTAGCTTCATAAGAAGAACCTTTTATTTCAAACGTCGATAATTCTTGTATAGTTTCGCCATCAGCTATTTTTAATTTACCTAATTCAATTAAATCTTTTAAATTTGAACAACCAATTCTTTTGACACGTTTAGTCATTGTTACACCAACACCTCCTCGTTTTACAGATGACTCTACAAATGTATTTTCATATTCGTATTCGTAATACACATCATTACAAACAACTTGACCAACATCATTATTTTCAATAATAACTAAAGCGTCGTTATATTGTTTCGCAACTTTTACAATTACATCTGGAAAAATCATTGGAGATATCATATTATCTCTAAAGGTTGCAACTTGTTCGAATAATCCTGTCGTTATATCTAATATGTTAAATGTAGAATAATCTTGTCCACGCCCTTTTGATACGTCAACTGTCATTATATATTGGTGATCTTTTTGAGGCGGAGAATAGTAAGAAATATTTTGATCGATTTTTTGCGGATATTCTGGTTTAAGAGAAAGTAAACAATTTGAACTTACAAGTGTATTCGCAGTTCCTAAAAAGTTATTACCATATTCCTGTTCAAACTGCAACTCAGATGTATTTGCTATTGTTTCGGCTTTCCATTTTTCATCTCTTCCTGGAACATCAAACCAATCAATGCGCGAATATTTAAATTCGTTAATACCTTTTTTAGCACCTTCATATATCTTATAGAACATATTACCAACACCATTTGCGGTTGACGTAATAATTACCTTTGTTTCATCACCAGCTGAAATTACAGGATATGTAGAAGTATAAAACTCAGCATCTCTTTCGACAAAGGCAAACTCGTCTAAAAACAATAAGTCAATAGAAAGACCACGAATGGAACTGCCTGATGTTGCAGATGCAATAATTTTTGCGTTATTAGCAAAAGTAACATTGCCTTTATTTAATTCTCTACAGCCAGGTTGTAAAAAGAATGGCAAATTCTCGAGCGCTAAAGTAATACGACCTAGCATTTCACGTGCAGTAGCACCCTTATTCGCTAAAATCGCAATCGTTTTTTCTGGATTAAAGATAGCGTACCATAAAATATAAATTACTGAAGTGATAGATTTACCAGATTGTCGACATGCTAAAACAATATTAAAACGATTCTCGTTAAATGTTTTAAAGAGTTTCTTCTGATAAGGATAAGGTTTAAAATCAACTAGCCCTTGACTAGGTGCGATCACTTTAATATATTTAGATGCAAAATACTCAGGACTGCTCATACATTTCATGTACTCTGCAACTTCTTCTTTCGTAAAATTTTGTGCAACATTATCACCCTTCACGAGTGGGTTGCCCATATATCCATCACCGGCCATAATATATTATTCTTCTATATCAATTGTCTTTTCGTCGTTATTTTTTAAAAACTTTTGCAATTCAGTT